GAGGCTCTGTTGCAGCCACAGTTGCGTTACACGGACACCAAGACCGCAGATGCTGGATTCCAGAACCTGCTGTTCAAGGCCGCCCCTGTGACCTACGATGTCCACTGCACCGCAGGTGCTGTGTACTTCCTCAACAGCAAGTACCTGACCCTTGTCGGTCACTCAGGCAAGTGGTTCGCTCAGACGGAGTTCGTCCGCCCAGAGAACCTCGATGCACGCTACGCACTCATCATGTGCTACGGCAACCTCACCTGCCGCAACCGTGCAAAGCAAGGCAAGTTGACCGCAAAGACCGCCTAGTCGGGTCTTTCAGTCGTGGAATTGGGGAGGGGGAAACCCCTCCCCTTTTCTTTTGGGTAACAGATAGGGCTATTGGGTGATGATGAAAAACGCAAAGCCAGCCCACGCCCTATATGGGCAACCAGTAAATAGCCAGCGTCTAGCCCATTCGGATGGGGCCAAACTGGCTTCAGCCTCAGCCCCATATCTGGGGCGAGGTAAGTGCATGGGCAACGAAGACACCTGTGAGGGTCCGAAGGCCAAGGGAACCGAGTATTGCATCGGTCATCTGCGTTCTATGGGTCAGGCTAAATGAGCATCAGTCTGGCAACTCTTCGTTCTCAGGTCCGGAATATGGCGGACCTTGATGAGACTGATTTGCCTGATTCTGTTATTGACCAGTTTGCTCGTGAGGGGTTTCAGCGCATCTACGCACTTGAGCGTCGTTGGCCGTATCTTCAAGAAACCTACACATTCAACACCATCGCACAGCAGAGGGCGTATGACCTTGAGTCGATTGGCGATGTGCGTGAAATCATTTCGGTTGTTGATACCAGTACATCCGGTAATCGTTTTACTCTAATTGATTACAACAACGCAGAAGAGGTGTGGCTTGGCAATACGGATGTGCCGAGCAGACCGTACTTCTATTCTTTCTGGAATAAGCAGATTCATCTGTGGCCCAAGCCTGATGCAACGTATCCGATTACCGTTCGTGCGTATCGCAATCCGACCTACGATTGGTTGACTTCTCCTACGGAGACGATTGACCTTGACGAGTGGTTCCATGCGTTGTTGCCGTATTTTGTTTTGGGTCGTGTGTATCAGCGTCAAGAGGATTCTGATTTGTCGTCGATGTACATGCGTTCGTTCGAGGAGGGCGTTGCCCTCGCTCGTCGTGACTTGATGAAGGCTTCTAGTGCACAGCCGGTGGTTATGTCTGGTGGACGTCGTTATCCGACTATGCGTCGCTGGTTGCAGACGCTTGGAGCGACTCTTGGACAATGAGTGCAGTATCCGTTGAGCGTTACGATGACTTCACAGGTGGGCTGAACCTCAGAGCAGACCAGTTTCAGTTGGCTCGCAATGAGTCACCAGACATGAGGAATGTGGAGATTGACCCTCGTGGTGGTGTGTTCGCTCGTGGAGCAATGCGTGAAATCAATACGACCGCTATTAGTGGTTCGTGGACTCCACAGAGGTTGTTTGCATTTCAGGGCGAAACGCCCAATCTTGTGCTGTCAACGCAGTCAAAGGTGTACAAGTCGACTGGTGGAAACTTTACAACGCTTCAGTATTCGGCTGGTAATGATGTCACGCCTGCGACTTTGCATGGCGCATGCTTTGCCCAATGGGGAAAAACCCTGTACATGGCGATGGGTACCGCTGGAAACGGTGGGTACAAGTGGAAGACATCTGATACGTACGCCACGGCGCTAACGGCTAGTGGTGTGAATCCGAACTCGTGGCAGGCGTACAACACTCCTACTGGTGGGAAGATGCCAACGGCGCAACATCTTGTTGTTCATGCGAACAAGTTGTTTGCGGCTGATACGACCGAGAACTCGATTCGTTATCCAAATCGTGTTCGTTGGTCGCATGAGAATCTGCCAGAGGATTGGCTTGAAGCGGACTACATTGATTTTGAAGGTGGGACGGATGGCATTACCGCCATCTCGTCTGTTGCTGGTCAGTTGGTTGTGTTCAAGAAGAATGCAATTTTTATTGTGTATGGGTACGACTCGTCAGATTTTCAAGTTGTGCAGTTATCGGCAAAGTTGGGTGCTTTGTCGCATGAGTGTGTTGCGGTATCTGAATCTGGTGTGTATTTCTACTCACATCCGCAGGGATTGCACTATTACAATGGTACTCAAATCATTGACTTGTTTGAGAATCTTCGACCGATTTATTCAAATGGTCAAATCAACACGAGTGAGACGGACACCATTACGGTGTCCTATGTCAATCGTCGTGTGTGGGTTTCTTTGCCGTATTCAAAGACTACAAGCGTTGATTATCCATCTGTGGCGTTTGTTTATGACCCATCTATTGGTCGTGGTTCATGGATTGCGCATCAGACAGCAGATGGATATGCACCTGTGTCAGGTACCGATTTCTCAACATCCTCTGGTGGAACAAAGTACTACATGTGTCATCCAAACATTCCCCGTGTTCTTGAAGTCGACATGTATAGCGAGGAGCAGGACCGACTTGGTGGTGTGAATGTTGGCTTCTCTAGTTACTACAGGACTGGTTGGATTGACGGAAGAATGTACTCGATGAAGAAGATGTTCCGTCGACCGGACTTCATTATGAAGCAGGTCGACACGCAGAGAAACGTAAATGTCAAGGTTTTCCATAACTACGAGGAAGCAACCGGAAACGAACGTAAGACATTCAATATTGTTCTACCTGCATCATCAAGAGGTATGAAGTGGGGCGAAGGTCGTTGGGGTGAGGACTACTGGGGAATTGTTGCTGAGGGTGCGCAGATTATCCGTGGTTCCAATCTTGGTTTGGCTCGGTCTGTGCAGTTGCTGTTCACAGGTCCAACTGGATATTACTGGGGTCTTGACAGTATCGCCTACAAGTTCAACACAAGGAAGGTAACGGGATGATGAAGGAGATTCAGATTCCCGCTTTGACGGCTTTGAGTTCTACGGATGCGACAGCAATCCGTCAGATTGTAAATGTGCTTGTTCAGGAGATTATGGATTTGAACAAGACAATTAGCGCAATGCAGTCCGATATTGGCGCCATGCGTCAACGTCGTGACAATCAGGAACAAATGAGGAGAAGGTAATGGCTTACGACCCAAGCGTTTATGAGGCACGGTCACGTTCTGCAATACAGAACTATGGCTCCAATATGGCCATGCAAGCGTACAGCAGATTTCTTGCAGAACAGGCATCTGGAAGACAGCAACGCAATATGGAAATGCAGTACGACAAGGCATTACCCCGTGTGATGGCTGGTTATGGAAGACGCAATCTTGCTGGACCACGTATTTCCTCTGGTATCCAACGAACTGGTTTGGGTGAGTTTGCAATGCAGAAAGCATCGGACTTTGGAGACCTTGCACGTTCTTTTCAGGAACAGCAACGGCAATACGAGTTACAAGCCAATCAGTTGACATCAGCCCTGAATCAGCAGTTGGCTGATATCGAGGCTGAGAAGGCTCGTCAAATTGCGCTTGATGCGCAAATCATTCTCAAGCAAAGGGCTGGAGGTTACTAATGTCCGACACAGGTGTTTATGGCGACGAGGTTCAATCGGTAATTGACCAAATTCTTTCAGAGGTAAATGTTGGCAGTCCATTTGCCGGTTTGAACCTTGGTGCAACTGGTGGAACGAAAAATACTCAGGCTGGTCTTGCGGCATTGCAGAATGCCGCTTTGGCAAGGAGTAAGTTTCAATACCAGCAAGAATCAGATGCACAGAAGTATCTTCGTGAACTTGCGGCGCAGAAGGCAAAGACTGATGCTTTGACCAAGTTGTATGAAAGTGGTTCTTCGTACGACCTGAAAGGTGCTCTCAAGGGAATTGCTGATATTGGGTCGACATCGCAGACCGGAATCGAGAATCAACTTGCTTCCTCAGGGAACTGACCAAATGCTTGGCGCACAGCAGTTGACGGAACAGGGTTATTCCGCTCTTGAGGATTATCTGAATCAGCCAATGACCAATCCGTATCAGGATGTCAAAGTTCAAACTCCACAGATTCAGAACGACCTGTCTGCCCTACTCCAGTCTCAGGGTGCGTTGTCCCCAAATGTGTCAGCATACATTCAGGGTGTAAATGCAGATATGGCTGCTGGTGCAGCCAACTATCAGAATCTTCTGAATACGTTGGCGGCTTTGGAGACAAGTGGTTTGCAGTCACGCAAGCGTGAGGCGAAGACCGCTGGTACGTATGCAAAGACTTCGCTCGCACAGCAGAAGGCATCGTACGAGGGTCAGTTGCAGGCTCAGGCTCAGCAGGCTCTTACCCAGTTGTCGGCTCAGATGGCTCAGCAAAGGATGGCCGCAGAGCAGAAGTACGCAGAGACTCAGGCGGCTTTGGCTCAGGCTTTGGCTGAGGCTGGAATCATTGTCGACCCGAGCAGGGTTGGACAGACGACCGACACAAGCGGTGATTCGACCGATACGACCACGGCTCTTGAGCGCCTGATTCAGGCCGCTGGTGGAACCAGCAATCAAAGCCAGTACGAGCAGGGCATTTCTGAACTGTCTCAAATCCTTGGTGGGTTTGGGCCCGGTCCAGTCGATTTCGTTCCCTACAAGTAACGAAAAGCCCATTTGGTATGGACCAAGAGCAACTCTTAGCCCTGATTCAATATCTGGGCAAATACGGCATGTCCGAGAAGGACATCATTGGTCTATTTGGTGGTTACTTTGGGCTGACCCCAGAGTCCGTAGATAC